TAACGCATTCCATAACGAACTGAAAGCAGTACCTAAAGCATCAGCTATTGCCCCAAAAGCACTTGCAGTAAAATCACGAATTCCTGCAAAGTTTGTATAGAACGCATAAGCTAAGACACCTACAAGAGCTATAATAGCTAAAATCGGCCATGAGATAAGCAGTACTGAGCTACCTATACCAATCATTATTCCGTCTATACCAACAGCAACGCTAGAAAAAATACCAGTGATAGCACCTATTGCTCCAGAAATAAAGCTAACAATACCAGATACTACCCCAATAATAGTACTTCCAACGCTTGCTATTGTTGAAATAACTCCACTGATCATGCTAAGGCCTTTCAAAGCAGCTAAACCAGTACCTAATGTAAGAAGGGCATTTCCTGCAGAACTTAACTGTTCGGGAGATAAATTACCAACTGCGTCCGCTATTGCTGAAATAGAGTCCGCTACTCTTTCAATCCCTTTTCCTACTAACTGTCCGAGTTTCTCGAAGAAGGTAGTATCATTAGGCATATTATTTTTAATATTTCCTAAAGCTCTTGAAAGTGATTCAAACGCATTTTTTATAGATTGAAGAGCATTGGTAGAGCCAAGACCATCAATGAAGCTATTTATTGCACTCATAACAGCTGAAAGAGCACTACCAATTCCTGCTCCAATACCATCCATATTAATACTATCTTTCAGACTACTTGCAACACCTTTGGCACTTGATTTCAGTCTATTGAACAAACCTTCAGCTTTTGAAATAGCATCAGTACCTTTGAAACCACTCCAAAGACCTTGAACTGCTTCTTTGGCGATATCAAACCCTTGTTTTAGTTTCTTAGCGCCTGCAACTGCTAAATCAAAGCTCCTCACTAGTCCTTTTTCAATTTTAGGACCTACTTGATCAATGGTCTTTTCTAATCCTTTAAAGTTGAACTTATCAACTTTATCTGCAATTTTACTAATGGCATTGATACCAAACTTACTTGCTTTATCAAACGCTGGCTGTAGCTTGTTTGTCAGTCCTTCTTTAAGACCATCCATAGCTTGGCCAATCGTTTTAAACTTGGTAGCCATCTTGTAAAAGTCGCCATTGGTATCACCACCAACTTTTGAAATGGCATCAAAGAAGTCCTGAGTGGCTACTTTCCCATCTTGGATATCTTTAACTAACTGCTCTGTACTTTTACCCATCTGCTTGGCAACTGCTGCCATACCTGCTGGCGTTTGTTGAAGCATGAGCTTAAAGTCCATCCATTGAACCTTTGGTAATGCAGCCATCTGAGTAGCTTGTTGACTCAATGTCTTCATGGCTTGTGCGGGATCTTCAGCCGCAGCTGCAAGCCCCCCGAAACCTTCTACCAATTGTGTGGTATTTTTTGTGCCTACTGCAGCAAGTTGTGAGTAAGTAGAAGACATATCAGAAGCTGAATAAATGGTTTTAGTCGCGAAGTCTTGAAGTTCAGCCTTAACAGCTTTTATCTCGCTTGCGCCTTTACCCATGATGGCCATATTGCCTTCAAAGGTTTGCCAGGTAGCACTTGCTGAGGAAAGTTCCCCAACCATTTCTCTTATTCCATTACTCAGTACATTTATACCTGTTGTGGTAAGAGATTGAACCACTCCCGATATTGCCCCAATTTTAGCTGCTGCACTGGCTGAGAAACTACTCATTGCAGAATCTGCAGTTTTTATTCCACCAGTTAATGAGCTAAAAAGTCCGCTCCCCATTGGCTTATTCATCATATTACGGAATTTATCCATTGAGGTGCTTGTTTTTTGTAAAGAGTTATTGACTGAGTTTAATTTGCTAGAGAAGCCATCAACCAAGGAGAGGGTTGTACTTAATTTAGCACCCATAATTTACCTAACCTTTCATTCCATTTTCTTGTTTTTTCCGCTCTTTTTCTTCCTCTTCTTTCGTTATCTGGATCCCAGCAATAACCAAAGCCTTTTCTGATAACGAAAAAGACGCCCATTGTTTAGGCGTCCATCCGAAATTATTCATAGCGTAGAAATAGTAAATGAAGTCTCTGCCTTCTCCAGCAGCAATTAGTTTTTTACTTCTTCTACTGCCTCATCAACATCAAAACCACTCAATGCTTGGATTTCTTGACCAAGTTCCACGTATTGACCAGCTTTTAGCATTTTACGGCAAGTTGCTGCTGCATTCCCTGAAGTTTTATAGTGTTCTTGAAGTTCTGCGTTAGTGAGTTCAGGCTCAACTACAGCTTTTTCAATCATCAAATCAAGTAAACGATCAGTATCAGTCTCTGAAAGTGTCAAACCTGTTTTTCTGTTACGTTGTTTACGTGTAGCTTCTTTTTGAATGCTTTGCATTTCTTCAGCCCCGATTGAGCGAAGAATCCAAGGTTTTTTGAATTGTGGGAAAGAAATTTCTTTCTTTTCTTCCAAAACTTTTTCATCTTCCAAAATCCAGTCTTTAATTGAGTTTGCCATTTGTACTATCTCCAATTTCTATTTTTTATTTCATGTCTGTAAATGATTCTGTCAAAGTAAAATCATCAAAAGTAAAGTCCATTTCATTTTCTGCAATACCATCATCTGCTTTAAGCATGAAGAGGTCAACCTTGTCAGGCATGAAGTTACTGATTGTAACGACTTGCTTTCCAAGTGTAGAAGATTTATCTTCCATTGTTGCAGTCATTGTCATACGTGGCAAGTAACCCGAATTCTTGTATTCTTGCATTAGCTCATTCCAAGTTGAACGCATGAAATAGCTTGTCATCTTGCCTTTACCTGTTGCTGAGGTTACTTTTGAACCTTTAAAACGTTTCCCAAGTGCAAAAACATCTTCCTTGTTAAATTCAATAGAAGCTGTTGCTTCTTCTACTTCAATCAGCGGAATATTTTTCCCATCCATTGTGACAAAAATAGTCCCCTCTGAAAGAGCAAGGACGTCTGCATAATTTAAAGTTGCCATTCTTTTCCTCCTAGTTCATGACCACAGTCATATAAAGTTTTTCCATTGCATCTGTTGGTTGAACAACAATAGTCGCAACTACGCTGTCTTTTGTTTCTCCTTCTTCAACCGAAATGTCTGATGAAGGGTCAAAATTCGTAATTGCTTCAATAGCTTGCAAGCGTGAGAGATAATCTGCACGGTTTGCTTTGAATAAATCACGCCCCGTTGCATTGTTAGTGATTTTTCCAATGAAGTTGTCTTCCCAAGTCTCACGAGTATCATTCGCAATATCATCAAGAACACGTAAAACACGGTTCTTAGAGAACTCTTTACTTTTTTCTTCGGTCAAAGTCACAAGTGAATTGATATCAGTCAAGATTTTTACTGAGTTACGACTTGAAATAAAGCACATTACACCAGCGTTAACTTTAGCAATCTGTGCTTCTTCATTGTAGCGAGGTACTGCATCAACAGCTTCTGGAAATTCCATGTAAGTCAATGATTGATTTGCTTCCGCTGCACTTGTAGCACCCGCAATAAATGCTGAAGCCAGTGTTGCACTAAGTACGGTGCCATCTTTCAATTTCACACCATTGGCGACTACAATTACACCTTCATGATCATACGCTACCGCAGCCCCTGCATCACCAGAAGCACCGATTGCATCAGGACCACCAACTTCAGATTGACCAACTGTAAAGCCGTTTGTTGCAGTTGCTTCAGGAACTACCGCTTGAATTTTTCGTCCGTGTTCATCACGTAAACGAATAACTGTTTGTGCTAAAAGTTGGTGAATACCCGCGCTTGCATCTTGCCCAGCAGCAGTCAAAACATTAAATTCATGTGTTTCGATAGCTTCAATAAGAGCATCAACTTGACTACCAGCATCTACGTCAGTCCCATTTGTGAATGAAATAAGAACTGGAGTAGTTAAAGCACCAAGCATTTCCATACCATCATCATCTTTTGCTGAATCAATAATGGTTGGAACAAAATAATCATTCGCAATCAAACCATTTGCTGAAGTAACAACTTGTTTATCAACAACATCTGATCCAAAGAATGTTTGAACAATGTATTTACCAACATTGCTAGGATCAGGCATAACAGATACTTTTAAATCGTTACCTCGACTACCAGAGCATGCTGCTTCAAAAGTCCAAGGAAGAACATCTGATTGAGCATGTGCTTTGTCTCCACCATTAAAGTTGAAAACATATACTTTCTTTGCCTTAATCAAAATATTGCGTAATGCTGTTAATTCTGGGCTACCAATTGGCAAACCAAATAACGAAATGAAATTAGATCGTGCATCTACTTCAATAACTCCATTTTTACCCCATTTAAGGTTTTGCATAATCGTAAAGACTACACCTTTTTCAGTTTCATTTACAATCGGTTGCCCTTTAGACACCACGTTAATGTATGCACCAGGCAATACTTTATTTTGTTTGTCCCAAATTCCACCAGCCATTAGAAAAGCCCTCCATTTTTGTAATTATCTACAGCTTTTAAAGCCTCATTCCATGTATATTTCAAACTAGCTTTCAAAGCCAGATTAAAGTAAGTACGTTGTGCTCCAATTACGAGTGTGAGCAACTCAGGCTTGCTGTATTTTGTTTCTGCTGCTGTAACTGCAGCACTTTTTGTTTTAGCCATCTTTCAGACCTCCTTTATAATCTAATTTGTCATTGAATTTTCCACCATCATCTTGCATTACATGAACTTCTAAAGCAAAAGAAAAATGTAATTCAAGAAAAGGCGGATCAGATTCTGTTATTTCAAAGTTTCGCTCTGTCATACGAGCTATTCCATGTATCTGTTGTATTTCTATGGCTAATCTCTCAGCCATTGCATCAACATCTTCCCGAGTTTCTTCTTGTTTTGGAAAATAAACAATATTATAGCGGTAAAGACGTTTCTGCATATCAAACAAATGAGGAATAACATTCATACTTACTCTTTGAACAAAAAAAGATGGGCCTTTTAAGTCATCTTCTTCAAAGTCAATATTTTCAGTATAAATAGGTATATCAGAAAAAACAGAATCAAGTGTATCAGCAATAGCTTTTGTGATATCCAACTTAACCTCCAATTAATTTTTCCAATGCATTTTCAAAAGCTTTAATCATAATGTCATTCATAGCTTTTTCAATAGGATCTAAGGACTTCTCTAACATGTGAACTCCTTCAACCCAACCATTTTTCAAACGTTTCCCAAGAACAGGGACGTATCTTCCGACTTGTTGCCTATGGCCTTTTTCCACATAGATTGCATACTCTGCATCATTGTAGATTTCAACCATCAGATTACTTCCAGATCTCTCTGTTTTACCGGCATTCCACGACCTTCTTAAGTTCCCATGACCTTTTGTCTTCATGGTAGCTTCAAATAAGTTATTGCCTTGTAATTTCAACCCTGTATAAGTAATAGACTTACCAACAGGCGTATTCTTTTTTACAATACGAATTGCTATATTTGTAACCCTTTGGAACTCTTTTTCCAACTCTTTTAAAATCAAGTCGTCTTTGACATATTTATCAAAGTTTTTAACGAAGGCTTGGAATTCACTATCATCAAATTTTGCTGATAAAGTCATTATTTCACCTTGTCTTTATACTGAAGATATATTTCCTGATGGCTAGAATATCCAAATGGCCGACTACCAATGTACTCAGTTACTCGACCATTTACATCAGTCACAGTGATTTCTGCGCCCTTTGGCACGTCTAAATCTGGACTTAGATACAATCTTCCATCATATTCTACAGAGGCTGTCACGCCCCTTTCTGTAGCTTTTAGACCCTTCAACGAAACACGACACGGAATATTCGAATGTAATGGAACCATTTTTTGTTTCGTTACACTACCTTCTTTAACAGGTTTTTTAACTGAGATATCAGCCTTATGCTGATAAAGGGTTGTCAGTGCTTGTTTCATTCTGTTATTCATTTTATGGCAACCTCCGGACACTATTCAATAGTGCAGTAAAATTACCATTAATTGAAGAACTAGCCAGTGACTGCTGCAATCTTAGCCGCTTATCTGCATAAACAACTTTTGTGTCTCCTTCTGAGATTTCTTTAATATCTTGATTGGCATTTGTTTCCTCATCATTAATTAATCCAAAAGAATCTATAAAGTTACTGGCTAACATGACAATAGTTTGAAAAATAGAATCCGGAAATTCTTCAATAGGTATGTGCGTATAGAGAGAAACATCATTAAGTACTTTATCAATTACAAAATCCAAAACCATTTCATAATGTTTCATGTATGCATCATCATCTGGTTTTTGGGGTTCTTGTAAAAACCCAAGCTTTTCTTTAATCTGTTCCTTGTATTCTTTTAAGTCCATAGGCTATTTCGTTGCATTTTCTAAAGCAGAAACACGACCTTCTAAACTTGTGATTGCGCTAGTAGCCGTTGTTAACTCACTTTCAAAATCAGTTTTCACTTGATCAATAGCCGTTTGTAAAACTGTTTTTACTGCTTCCAAATCAGATTGACTGACTCCTTTTCCTTCAAAAATTGCATCAATCAATGCTCCGTAATCAGCAGCTGTAGGCTTATCTCCATTTTCAAAGAGCGCTTTTAATTCATCAATACTCATTCTGTTCCTCCAATAAGTGTAAGTAATTCATCCTTTTTTGCTGTACTTGGATAAGCAATAGATTGGCTATCTAAGTATGATTTAATTTCAGCAACTGTTGATGACTCATTAGGAATTGAACGGGTAGCCGGTGCTACTGTAAGTACGACTGGCTCACTCCATTCTGATCCTAAAGCATTCGTATTAAGGTATTGAGCTTTCTCAATATCATTGGCTCCAGTGCCAACCTCATTAAATGTCTGAACATATAAATAAAGTTTATCTCCCGGTTGTAATGAAGGTACATCGCCACTTGCCAAAGTCCATGAATTAGATTCCGCATAGCCCATGAAGGTTGCATTATGAGGATCTGATTCATTCGCTTCCCCATAATGAATTACTGAAGCTTTAGCTCCTGGAACAGAGTCCCAATTTACAGATACTGAACCATCTCCGTTAATAACCCCAGATACATTCTGGGGAGCCTTAGGGTTTATCAGTTGCTGCGCCAACTTTGTGTTTCAAAGCGAGAATAGCAACATTCTTTTCTTCGTAAACACGTTCCCAGTTCCCTGGTTTAGCAAGGTCAGCATTAGTTGGTGTCATATTACCTTCTTCGCGATCAGCATCTTTCCATTTAACACCATATGGGTGCATAGTAACTGCGCGGCGAGTATAGATAATATCAGTACCTTTAGCTTTATCACGGTCTGTTTCAAAAGTTGTCAAAGCAGCCGGGTTACCTGAGTTGCGACCAATAGATCCTGTACCAAACAAGTAAGTAGTATAAACTCCATTTCCATCAGCTTTGATACCATCATCAACT